TAACTTTTATAGTTAGATATGACACTTAATACGAAAAAAATTCGTATAATAATAATATTATGAAAAAAAAGGTCAATGTAAGAACTTTAGCAGTAAAAAAAGGATATAGAAGTGGATTAGAAGACAATATGTCTCAATTTCTACAAGAAAAAAACATAGAATTTACCTACGAAAAAGAAAAATTGAAGTTTAAAGAACCTGCAAAAGAAAGAACATACACTCCAGACTTTGTTTTAATTAAAAAAGATGAAACAAAAATGTATATTGAAACAAAAGGTTACTGGCCCGCCTCTGAAAGAAAAAAAATGAAGTGGGTAAAAGAGGATAACCCAAATTTAGATATAAGGATAGTTTTTATGAATCCTAATACAAAAATAACTAAAAAAAGTAAGACTACTTATGCAGATGTAGCAACTAAAATGGGATATAAATGGACTAAATTCTCTAATGACCTGCCTGAAGAATGGTTATCTGAAATAAAATAAACTTTTTACATTACAAAAAAATGCTTATATTGCATCATATTTGATATGATGAATAATAAAAATTTAGTTTTAGGACTTTTAAAAACAATTTTAGGAGATTATAAACCATCTTCTAAAGATAATTATGCATTTCATTGTCCTTTTTGTAATCACCACAAGCCTAAATTAGAAATAAACCCTTCTGAAGGCTTATATAATTGTTGGACTTGTAATCCTGCAACTAAAGGACACAATTTAGTCAGTTTATTAAAGAAATTAAAGGCTAAACCTGAAAAAATAAAGGAAATGCAGATGTATTTTCCTTCTACTGCTCCTAAAAAAATTAAGAAATCTTTTACTTTTGAGACAGTATCTTTGCCTGAAGAGTTCATTTCCCTATCTAAGGATTGTGAAAAAGACGAATTATATAAAAAAGTAACAGATTACTTAAAAGGAAGGGATATAAGCTATTCTGACATATTAAAATATAATATAGGATATTGTAAAGAAGGTAAATATAAAAACTCTATTATAATACCCTCTTATGATTATAACGGGGACTTGAATTATTTTGTATCTAGAAGTTTAGATGAAAATGCTGAATATAAATATAATGCTCCTCAATGCAATAAGAATGAAATAATAGGATTTGAATATTTTATAAATTGGAATGTTCCGGTTATGTTATGTGAAGGATCCTTTGATGCTATAGCTATAAAAAGAAATGCTGTACCTTTATTTGGTAAAACTATTTCAAAAAAACTCAAAATAAAGTTAATAAACCCCCAAGTTAAAACAGTATACTTAGCTTTAGACAATGATGCTTTAAAAGAAGCTTTAGCCTACTCAAAAGAATTAATTGATTTAGGAAAAGAAGTTTATTTAATCGAGTTAGAAGGTAAAGACCCTTCTAAAATAGGTTTTGAAGCTATGACAAAGCAACTACACAATGCAAAAAAATTAACATTTAAAGATTTATTATTAAAAACATCAAAAATATGATAGAACAAAGATCAGAGGAATGGTTTAACATAAGAAAAGGTAAAATAACCAGTTCAGAAATACATAAAATAATGGGAAAACCTAAAAGTAAATCAGAATTGCTATCTGAAACCGCTAAAACCTACCTACTTACCAACATATCTGAGTTATTAGGAGGAGTAAATAACCAAGCATCAGGGCCCGGACTAGAAAGAGGGACAGAATTAGAGGATGATGTAGTAGAAGTATATGAAAAAATCAGAGGAATTAAGGTAGATAAAGCCTCTTTTATACAAGTAAATGATTATTATGGAGGTTCTCCAGATGGAATAGTAAGCCCAGATGGTTGTATTGAGATAAAAGTACCTATAAACTCTATAAATCATCTAAAACACGGGCTAATATCTTCACCAGAAGACTTTAAAGATGTAGCTACTCCTTATTATTATCAATGCATGTCTCATATGATATGCACAGGAGCAAAATGGTGTGATTTTATAAGTTATGATCCTAGAGTAGAACTAAATCACATGCTATATATTTTTAGATTAGATAGAAATGAGGAGGAAATAACTTACATGAAAGAAAAAATTGATATATCCATAGAATATATGAAAGAATTACAAAATAAACTTAATGAAATTGTAAGTAAATAGTCTAACTATTTATTATATATGTTTACAAGTGAATATTTAGCAAAAAATATAGTAAAAGAAATAGTAAATAACTTTTCTCCTGGTAAATGCTTTTATGTAGGTAAATTTAAACCGCCTAATAAAGGACATTATGATGCTTTAAAATATTTGATATCTAAACCTTACTTACAACAAGTGGAAGTAATAGTAAGTAATAAAACTATAGATAATATTACCGGTGAAGAGTCTGTTGACATATGGAATATGTATATGGAATCAGATCCAACCGTAAAGGTTAAAATAAAGCTCTCAGACGAAGTTTCTCCTGTAGTTGATGTAATACACTACCTAGATGGTAAACCTTCCTCTACGTCAATATATGTGGCTGTAGGAGAAGATGATGATCAAGGGTATTTACAAGCTCTTCAAAACAAATATGGAGCTGAAAGAGTTAAAGAAGTTATTTTTCCTAAAGAAAATGGCATAGTAACCTCTACTCAAGTAAGAAGTATTGGTGATTATGAGACTTTTAAACAGACTATACCTACTGTAGCGTACAATAAAGGAATGGCACCCAAAATATTCAAAATGTTATCTACTAAAAATATAAAAAGTAATCAAAATGGATAACAAAAAATTAGATATACTAAAAGATTTCATAAAGTTCTGTAAAAAAGAGCTTAACATACAATCTCTACCTCCTATAAAACTTATAAAAGATACATCTTTTGTATCTAATAACAGATCTTTTGGCTCTTATAATCCGAGTGAAGGAAATGAGATAAAAGTTTTCATTTTGAATCGTAATTTAGCTGATATCTGCAGAAGTTTAGCTCATGAATTGACTCATCATAGACAAAATGAGTTGAATATGATACAAAAAGGCTCTGGTGATACTGGATCTGACATAGAAGATGAGGCAAATGCAATGGCCGGTATATTAATGAGGGACTATGGGAAGCTAAACTATAGTGTATATGATTTAGACAATCCTAAAAAGCTTTCAGAAGCTAGAGAAACAGATAAATACTATTTTGCATATGGAAGAAATATGCATATAGAAGCTTTTGAAGCCAAATATAGTTCTGCAAAAGCACAAAAATTAGTACTTGCTAAAGGATGGGACTTGACTTTTGATAAAACTTCTATAACAAACAAAGGTAGTGTAGTATCTGATATAGTAGAGGCTCCTAGCCTAAAGGTATTTGGTATATTATACACTATAGGAAACTTAGATTTTCAAGAATTAGACAAACAAGAGGGAGGATACGAAAGAATAGGTATAAGAGTAACTGATTTAGATGGAAATGACTATGAAGCTGTAACTTATACAGTAATAGATAAGAAAAATTTCTTAGATGAAGTCCCTAAAACTACTTATGTGAATGAATTAGTCAAAGGATTAAAAGATGCACAAAAGTTAGGACCTGAAGGAGATAACAAAGTCATAAAATCGCAGTTAAAACTATACGGAAAACACCTATTAGATGTTTATAAACTGTCTAAAACAATTAAATAAAGATTACGGAACATGGATAACAATCTAAAAAAAGAATTTGCACCCAAAGATGTGCAAAGAATGAGAAATTTAATAACAGGTAATGTAGGAGATAAAACTCAACTACAAACTGGTTGGGAAAAGAATCATCAAAGGCATAAAGAAGGAGACATTTGGGAAGAAAATGGAAAAGAATGGACTATAAAGAACGGTTTAAAACAAACTATAACTAAATTAGATTCTCTAAAGAAATTAGTTGTTCTACCTCTATGTTGCCCAAAATGTAACAAGCTAATGCAAATAAATAACATCAATAAAAAGATGTGGGGAATACATAAAATGTGTTTTGATTGTGTTATAGACATGGAAGCTGCAATAAAAAGAGAGGGGAAGTGGGAAGAATACGAATCTAAAATGATGAATGCTAATAAAGACGCACAGTTAATAGATTTAGAAGCAATTTTAGATGAATGGGTTGATCAAAAAGATACTTTTGTATCTGAATCTGGGGAAGTAGAAACTTGGAACGGAGGAGATAAAAAAGAAATATATAAACAAGTTAAAGAACAAATTCAAAAATTAAAAAATACAGATATTTATAAAAAAGAATCATAATTCATACATATGCCATACATCCACAAAAAAGTAGGAAATAAATACGTAGTTTACAAAGACGGTAAAAAAGTAGGCTCCACAGAAGGCACTAAAGAAGCTTTAGAT